TGTAAATGATCACTTTGATTTAGAACATCTTTATTTGACCGAAAGAACTTGTAGAGTTTGTGGAGAAACTAAAGATCTTATTGATGGATTCTATAGAACTAAAAAGAAAAATTATAATGCATCATCATATTCTTATGAGTGCAAAAGTTGCACTATAAATCGAATTATGGAAACTAGGAAAAAAAATCCCATGAAAAAATCTTTAAATTCTAACTGGGAATATCCAGATTGGTAGTTCACGCACAGTTTCTTCTTATGAAATAGGTGGTTTTACTAAATATTTTTAGTATAACTGAAATCAAAAAGGAGAAAGAAATGCCAACTCCTCAATTATCCCCTGGGGTACTAACCAGGGAAGTTGATTTAACAGTAGGAAGAGCCGATAACGTACTCGATAATATCGGCGCAATCGCTGGACCATTTAAAATTGGACCAGTCGATGATCCTGTTAATGTCACAACCGAGCAAGAATTAATTGATTTTTTTGGTGAACCAGATGAGTTAGATGGCCAGTGGGAATACTGGATGACCGCTTCCTCCTTCCTTTCTTACGGTGGCGTAATGAAGGTCGTAAGAACTGGTGGAGATGATCTTGTAAACGCAAACGCAAAAAGAATCAGATCTGGTGAGATTGTCTCAGTAGATTCTGTAGGTATTGCTTCAACTACTAGAACACCAGCAGCATATAGCATTACTGATGCTAACTATACTACCGATGGTGTTGGATCTGGTGCTAACTTCACTGTTACCGTAGCAGATGATGGTTCTGGTTTAGGCGGCACAGTAACAGTTTTAGTTACTAATGGCGGTTCTGGATTTATTGATGATGAAGTTATCACTGTTGGTGGTGAGTTTTTAGGAGGAAATGGAGCAACAGACGACCTCACATTTAATGTTAATGGCGTTTATGCGGACTCTAAATCAGGCGTTTCAACTGTAGGTAACGCAAGTTTACAGATTAAGAACTTTGACGACTACAATCAAAATTATGCTGATGATTTCGCATCATACATTTTTGCAGCAAAGACTCCTGGTTCTTGGGCAAACAACCTGAAAGTATGTTTCATTGACGATAAAGCAGACCAAACTTTAAAAGTTGGCGCTTCGTTCTTACAGACCGTAGGTGCTGGTGGAACTGCCGTAGGATTGGGTGTAAGTGTTAGCCTTTCTGGAGAAGTCATTCCTGGTGCAGGAACTACTTCCACATTTACAGGTTTCTTACAGGGAATTATTACTGGACAAAGTGAAGATTCTATCGATGTTAAGATTATTTCTAGAGTAGACACTTCTGCTGGCGCTGGAGCATCAACTCAGTTCACAAGAGTCGATTACAATGAAAAGGTAAGAACTGCTTCATTTAGGGATGGAGATACAATTTCAATTATTGATTCAACTGGATCTTTAGTTGGTTCTGCAACAACTCTGGCAGTAGATGCTGTTTCTGATTGGTATGATAATCAAACTTTATCACTTGAAAATAGCACACTTTTCTGGAAGGCAATTGCTCCAAAACCAACAGATACTCAATTTGCTGCTGATAGAAACGGAAGATCTGATGCAATTCACGTTGTAATCGTAGATGATACAGGAGATGTAACAGGAATTCAAGGCAATATTCTTGAGAAGTTCTTGTTCTTATCCAAAGCAACTGATGCAGTATCTTCTGTAGATCCTGGTCTTAGAATTTGGTGGAAAGATCACCTTGCTCAATATTCCAAGTATGTTTATGTTGGTGATAATCCTTCTGATGGATCAAATAATGAGACAATCTATCAGACATTCTTCGAAACTGATGCAGACACTGGATACTTCAGTTGGAATGTAAATGATACAGTTGCCGATGGTCTTTGGAATGCTGCAATGCAAGACGCTAGATTTAGTGTTCTTGGAAATGCTACCTATAACTTGTCTGGAGGAAATGATTATCTGACAGGCGAAAATGGAAAGACTGGTAGCATGAAGGCAGAACTTGGTGATCTCATTACTTCTTACGGTCTCTTTACTGATCCAGATGAAATTGAAGTTGATTACTTACTCCAAGGTCCTGGATTGGATCAAAGATATGAATCACAAGCAAAAGCAAATTACTTAATTTCTCTTGCAAATGCTAGAAAGGATTGTATTGCAGTAATTTCTCCACACAGATATGATGTTGTTTCTGAACCAGATCCAAATACTCCAAATACAAGAAGATATCTGACTGGAGATCAAATTACTGATAATATTATCGAGTTCTTTAATCCACTCACATCTTCATCTTATGCGATCTTTGACTCTGGATATAAGTATACTTTCGATAGATTTAATAATAAGTTCCGCTATGTTCCATGTAATGGTGATGTCGCAGGACTTTGCGTAAGAACTTCTATCTTTGCGTATCCATGGTTCTCACCAGCAGGACAGCAAAGAGGAACAATTAATAACGCAATCAAACTTGCTTATAATCCAAACAAGTCACAAAGAGACAGAATTTATCCTAAGAGAATTAATCCTGTAGTCAACAAGCCTGGATTTGGAGTTATCCTATTCGGTGATAAGACTGGACTTGGATACGCATCAGCGTTTGATAGAATCAATGTTAGAAGATTGTTCCTTACAATCGAACAAGCACTTGCAAAAGCATCAGAAACATTCCTTTTCGAATTGAATGATGAAATTACAAGAGCAAACTTCGTAAACATTGTTGAACCTTATCTGAGAGATATTAAGGCTAAGAGAGGTCTTTATGGATATCTGATTAAGTGTGATGAAACAAATAATACTCCAGATATCATTGATAACAATGAGTTTAGAGCAGACATCTTCCTGAAGCCTGCTAAGTCTATCAACTACATTACTCTTACATACGTAGCAACCAGAACTGGTGTTGCGTTTGAAGAAGTTGCAGGAACTGTTTGATTTAACCCAACAAAAATAACAGGAGGAAAATAAAATGGCAATTCCATTTAGAGGTTTATCACAATTCAAGAAAGCACTTAATGGGGGCGGTGCCCGCCCCAATCTGTTTGAAGTCGAACTTCCAGGACCACTTCCAGGTGATCCACAAAAACTCGGATCTTATGATTCAGATGCTGAACTTGATTTCAAATTCTTATGTAAAACTGCTCAACTTCCAGCATCTAACACTGCAGCAATTGAAGTTCCTTTTAGAGGAAGACAGTTTAAAGTTTCTGGAGACAGAACTTTTGATAACTGGTCAGTGACAATCATCAATGATGAAAACTTCCAACTCAGAAGAGTTATGGAAGGTTGGATGCAAGCTATTAGTCAGTATTCTGATCACAGTGGTCTTACTGATCCAAATGATTACATGAGAAATGCTAAAGTTTTCCAACTTGGCAGAGGTGATGTTACTACAGAAACTGGAACTGGATCAGGAGGAAATTCCAATATTCTTGCACAATATAGATTTGTTGATATTTTCCCAGTTAACATTTCTGCGATTGAACTTTCTTATGATAGCACTGACACCATTGAAGAGTTTACTGTTGACTTCTCAGTCCAGTTCTGGTATCCAACAGAAGCGGATAACCTTACTCAGACTGGTTGATTTTACTTGATAAATAATACTACAGTAAAAGTCGGTTTAAATAATGTCCAGATTATTTGGATTCTCTATTGAGGATAACGAGGATAAATCCAAAACTACAGTTTCCCCCATCCCCGAAAATAACGAGGATGGGGTTGACTATTATCTGACGAGTGGTTTTTTTGGTGGTACTCAAGTAGACATTGAAGGTGTTTATAAGAACGAACAAGATTTAATTCGTAGATATCGTGAAATGGCACTTCATCCAGAGGTGGATAGTGCTATTGAAGATATTGTGAATGAAGCAATTGTTTCAGATACTTATGATAGTCCTGTTCAGGTTGAATTATCTAATCTCAACGCTAGCGATGGACTTAAGAATAAGATTAGAGAAGAGTTTAAAAATATCTTAGAAATTTTAGACTTTGATAAAAAGTCGCATGAAATCTATAGGAATTGGTATATTGACGGAAGACTTTATTATCATAAAGTAATTGATTTAAAGAGTCCTCAAGATGGGATTCAAGAACTTAGATACATTGACGCACTTAAGATGCGTTATGTTAGACAGCAAAAGAAGACAGATCCAAATAAAATAATTGCTAATAACAGGACACAAAATCCAATGGATATGGATTTTCCTGAAATTGAGGAGTATTTTCAATACAATCCAAAACTGAGGAATGGTTATGGAAATACAAATACTGGAGGAATTAAGATTGCGAAAGATGCAATCACTTATTGTACTTCAGGTCTTGTAGATAGAAATAAGAATACTGTACTCTCATACCTTCATAAGTCAATTAAATCAGTTAATCAACTGAGAATGATTGAAGACTCTTTGGTAATCTATCGATTATCAAGAGCACCAGAACGTAGAATTTTCTACATTGACGTTGGTAATCTTCCAAAAGTCAAGGCAGAACAATATCTGCGTGACGTTATGACTCGTTATCGTAACAAGTTAGTTTATGATGGTAGTACAGGAGAGATTAGGGATGACAAAAAATACATGTCAATGCTTGAAGATTTTTGGTTGCCTCGCAGAGAAGGCGGAAGGGGAACAGAAATCTCAACTCTGCCAGGAGGCCAAAACCTTGGAGAAATCACTGATATTGAATACTTTAAGAAAAAATTATACAGAGCACTCAATGTTCCACCCTCAAGAATGGATGGAGAAGGTGGGTTTAACTTGGGTAGATCTTCTGAAATCTTAAGAGATGAACTTAAGTTTACTAAGTTTGTCGGTCGTTTGAGAAAGAGATTCTCGAATATGTTTAATGATATGCTTAAAACTCAATTGATTCTGAAGAACATTGTGACTCCAGAAGACTGGGATAAGATGTCTGAGCACATTCAGTATGATTTCCTTTATGATAATCACTTCTCAGAACTCAAAGAATCTGAGTTATTGACTGAAAGATTGAATCTAGTTGCTACAGCAGAACCTTATGTTGGTAAGTATTTCTCTCAAGATTATGTGAGAAGACAAATTCTTCGTCAAACAGACCAAGAAATCATCGAACAAGATAAGATCATCGAAAAAGAAATCGAAGATGGTAAGATTCCTGATCCTGCAATGATGGTAGATCCTCAAACTGGAATGCCTGCCGATACTACAAATGGAGAGATGGGTCAAGTTCCTTTGGAACCAGAGATTGACGAAAAACCAGTTGCTGCACCAGAAGGTGGAGAAATCTAAGTATAAATAACAAAAATTGCATTAAAAATTATGGATGACTTAATGGATATGATTATTGGTGACGAAACACCAGCAAATATTAGCGATAAAATCAAAGATGTTCTTTATGCAAAGGCATCGGAGAGAGTTGATGCTATGAGATCACCAGTTGCAGATACTGTTTTTGGTGATGATGTAGCAGAAACTGAATAAGAATAAATAACTAATAAATCCCAGATAAAAGTAAGATAATGGCGATTGCACAAACAGATTTAACTGGTAATGCGTGGACGTTAATTGGAAACAATGTAACCAGCATAACATTTCAAACAATTAGTGCTACTCCTGTTTACATTGCAGTTGGTAGTAACTCTGATCCTGCAGCTGCAGGAATAACTTCAACTGCACCAGGACTTGTTTATCAGCAGTTTGAAGGTGAGGTTAAAAAGTTGCTTGCAGATCTTTCTTATGACGCATCTCCAAATTACATCTTTGCTAGATCTATATCTGGAAAAAGCACTATTGCGTACGAAACACCTTAATAGGAGATTTCAATGTCAATTAAATCTTCATTAGGAAGACAGTTAGGAACCCAATTTGATACAGTATTTGATGTCGTAAAATCAAATCCAGTATACGATAAAGCAGGTGGAAGTATTCCATCATTGGATTTAAACTTTGCAAAATCCAAAAGTTTTTTTGATAGCAGAAGTACTAAAAATAAAATCACCTTCACTCGCGCCAGCAGTGGAACGTATGTCGGCAGTGATGGTCTGATTAAGACCTCGCCTGTGAACTTGTTTACTTACAGCGAGCAGTTTGATAATGCTGCTTGGGTAAAGACGAAGCTTGACACTTCCGCAAATGTAGCAGCATCGCCTACTGGCACGTTCGCTGCGGATCAGCTTACCGTCAACAGTGGTGGTAGCTTTGCCTACACGAGACAAGGCAAGTCAGTAGACAACGGAAGCACTACAACCATTTCTGTTTGGGCAAAGTACGTCAATTGTCGATACATTTGGTTGCTTGGTGGCGAACAACCCGACGTTTTTGCCTATTTTGATCTGATCAACGGAGCTGTTGGTTCTACAAATGGTTACGTCTGTAGCATTACGGACAGTGGGAACGGCTGGTATAGGTGCTCTGCAACTATTACAAAAACAGGTCCATCAGGAGTCGACGAAATCGGACTTGGTTTAACTAGGACTGACAACAACGCTACGGATAATGCGGTAGGGGATTCTGTTCTCGTCTGGGGAGCCCAACTAGAAGAAGGCACAACCACCACTGACTACATCCCAACCACCAGCACGATCTCTGGTGCGCCCCGCTTTGACCATGACCCAGCTACGGGTGAGAGTCTGGGGCTGTTGATTGAGGAGAGCAGGACGAATTTACTAATAAACAGTTCTACTTTAGATGGTTATGCACCTTCTGGTATCGCTAGCAAGACACCAAACGCAGGGATTGCGCCTGACGGCACTAATACAGCGGTTTTGGGGACAACTATCTCAGACGGCATCGACTCTAATTTAAGAGAAGGCACATCTCAGGCTACAAATACGACCTACACCTACTCTTTCTTTGCGAAGCCAGGAACCGTTGATTATGCAATTGTTTATAACATCGCGAAAAATAGTGTTGGTCTAACTTGGTTCAATGTTGCTGATGGCACCATTGGCACCACTGCTTCTGGGGTCACACCATTTATTGAATCAGCAGGGAATGGTTGGTATCGCGTTGGTGTTACGCAAACCACAGACGCAACTATTACAAACAATTTAGTAGACATCCGATGGGGGCCAGCAGATGGTTCAACCTCACAAACAGCGGGAGAAAGCCTTTATGTCTGGGGCGCTCAATTAGAAGAAGGCTCCTTCCCCACTTCCTACATCCCCACCTCAGGCTCCACCGTCACCCGTGCGGCTGACGTTGCTGAGATCAGTGGTAACAAGTTTGCGAAGACGAACCTGCTGCAGTACAGCGAGAGGTTTGATCAGAGTGCTTGGACTGTCCAAAACTCACCTATCCTCGCGCCATCTTCGGATACCGCCCCAGACGGTTCTTTAACGGCTTGGGATTTTACTAGACCTTCTGGAGCAAGTAATGCTATCTACCAAAGTGTCACAGTTGATACATCAAAAACTTACACATATTCGATGTACGTAAGAGCCAAGTCTGGAACTGTTGATTTTCAGTTAGTTGCCTACGATACAGCCAGCCGCAATTCCTCTGTATTTACTGCAGGAACGGAATGGCAAAGGTTTAGCTTTACTTTGCAGCCTGCGGCAAGTACGACATCTTTCTACCTTGCAGACCCTGAATCCAATTCTCTTGATACTGCTTTCAATGTCTGGGGAGCCCAACTCGAAGAAGGCGACGAACTCACTGAGTACACCCCTAGCGTTGAATCCTTTGTCAGCCGTGCATCGTCTGCAACGTATGTAGATGATACGACGGGGTTGATTAAAACGACGCCTGTGAACTTGTTGGGGCACAGTGAGGAGTTGGAAAATTGGAGTCTGAACCCTGGTGCAATCGTTACTGCTAACGCTACAATAGCACCTGATGGTACGCTCACTGCAGATCGAGTTGAATTACCCAATGGTGAAGCTGCCTTTACATATGGGAGTTCTTTAAAACCGAACACTGCCTATACCTCATCAATTTATGTCAAGGACAACGGAACAGACAAATACATACAAGAGATAGACGACAAGGGTTTTGGTGGTTTAAGGTATCGAACTATTTTCACTTTCTCCACTAAGTCCCTTGCTATTGCTGGATCTGGCTCAGCAAACATGGCAACGCCAATTTACGAAGAAGTTGGCAATGGTTGGTTCAGGATTATTCAAACGTTTACGTCGCAATCCAGCCCTAGTGGCGTTATATTTATGAACAGGTATGGTGTTCAAGATAACTTCCTGTGGGGTGCCCAAGTAGAAGAAGGCACTACAGCTACCACCTACATCCCCACAACCTCAACCATCTCTGGCGCTGCGCGCTACGAGAATGGCGAGCTGATTCTGGAAGAGGCTAGGACTAATCTGCATAGTTCTCAAGGAAATCTTACTGGAATTATAAATCCAGAAGGAATTGCTGGAGATCAATATTTCCTAAATTGGTCTGCAGAAGCATTTGCCGCAAGAAGGGCCAGGCCTCAATTTTCATATTCTTTAAGCGCGGGAACATACACTCTTTCATTTTATACAAAACTTGTTGGTCAAATTGCCAATCCAGATTTTGTAGTTGGGAATGATATGGGTCCAGATACTTTGGATGCTTTAAGAATACAATTTGTTGGTCTCACGGGAGATTTGGCAAATGATACATATGGCGGATCAATAGTAACACCGAAGGTGATACAAGAATTACCAAATGATTGGTATAGAATTCAACTTACTGCCACTTATACTGGATCAGGATCTGGATTCTTTTATTGGTATCCATCTGGAACTAATACAGTTAGTCTAGACACTGATACGGGATTTTATGTTTGGGGCGCTCAAGTCGAAGAAGGTTCCTACCCCACCTCCTATATCCCAACCTCTGGTACTACCGTAACCCGCGCTGCCGATGTATCGACAAGCGCACTGGGTGTTGATAGCTGGTACAACCAAGATGAAGGGACGGTGTTTACTGAGACCAAAGTAAACAGGACTGTTGATGTTGGTGGCACCTCTCTCTGGCATGTCGGTGGTAATAACAGATGTTTCTACAGAGCAACAGGGGCTATAGGCACTAACACCGCTACAACCTCATTAACCTTCGCTGGTGCTGATGGGGTCACGACCTTCACTAAGACCGCGATTGCGGTCAAGGCTAATGACCATGCAGGCAGTAACTCAGATGACATTCTTAGGACCGCTTCAAGCCCAACTACCGCTGCTGGCTCTGAGTTGCTTGTCGGATGTGCTCCCACTGGGCTACAGCTCAACGGCCACATCAAACGCCTCGCCTATTTCCCCACTCGTCTACCTGACGCTACCCTTCAAA